TAAACTCACTATCTTGGCCTTTCTTCTATTTGTAATGATGATAATCTTGAACGATGTGCTGTCGCTACAATGTTATGTTTAAAGTTTGGATGTCCTGCAAATAATTGTGGTTCTGTTGTTCCATTAATTTCCCAATAGTAATCATTCCAATCTACAATATCACCAGTCTCAGGATAAAAGTTAAGAGAACCACTTGATAGATTTTCTCTTTGGAAAAACATTTCAATTGAAGAATTAGTATCTGCACCAAACTCATCTTGAATCACTTCAGGTTCATTATAGTTAATCAAACAATTAACTCTGAATCCTATATCATAGTATTTAGCAGTTGATTCCCCATATAAATTGTCCTCTGTTCTATCGACATTCACTTTATAAATATCAACAGATTGTCCGACAATTTCGTCAATCAATTCTTCATTCATTTGATTAATTAAATCAAATTCTTTTTGTGGTATAAAAAATGGTTTTGTTTGACTCATTTGATTATCCTATGTATATTTTTAATGGAGCTTTATTCAATACTTCTTGTTGAGAATTAGCAACTTCTTGTTCAGTAACTGCTTGTTCTTTTTTACTAACAGCTTCTAAAAATAAACTTAATTCTTCTAATAGATTTGCTTTCTCTTCTCTACCTTCTGATTTCAAAGCCTCACCATCCATAGACACTTCACCATTTGGTAATGGTAATGAAGCGTATTTACTTCGTATGATACCTAACAATTCTTTTGCTAATGCTAATGTGTATTTACGAATCCAATTTCTACCCATTGAATTTATTTCTGTATAAGTAATAAATTGATAAGGTATATTTGAAGGGTCTGATACTTTATTAATTGTAAAATCTTGTGTTACATCAATTCTATCGTTTCTTTTATAATAATGAAAATATATTTTATTACCAGCATCACTATCCGTTGGTTTTGGAAATATTCTCATTTTGTTATTTACTAATTCAAATGAATATGCAGACTTTCTTATCAAGTCATTTGTTTCAATAGCTCCTGCTCTAGCCAAATCATATGATATTGGTCTCAATATGTAAGATACTGCAGGAGATACATTACCAAATCCAAATGAATCCAATAATTCAATATTGTCATAAGTTCCAGCAAATGGGTCGTAGAATTTAGATATAGCTGCAGGAGCGTCATTAAACACTCGTTGAACTTCAAGTCTATCTTGTCCACCTGCAGACGATGCTTCACCAATATCTGACTCTAAACTAGCATCATTTGTTAAATCATAAACTTGTTTCGAACCTGTTAAAGTTATTGAGCCTGTAAACATAGTAGCATTACCACCAACATTTGCAAATTGTCCATATTGTTCTGATAAAGTAAATGATAATCCACCAACTGATGTTTCTGCTTGATGAGAACCTGTAGAACTAAAATTAGAACCACTCGATGTATTTCCATAATGTTCCCACATCCAATTCTTTGTATTGTAATGATTGATTTGCTGTGAGTATTCTGATACTGCTTCTTCATAACAAGCATAGATTGAACCACTATTGAACTCCAATTGCATAACTGGGTGTCCAAGCTTACTTGCAACATATTTACAAGTGGTTAAACTATCTGATTGATATTCTGAATCTGCATCATAAATTCCGTGTGGTGTTGAACCAGTTACTTGTAAGGCTGAACTTGGTTCTTCATATAAAAATAAAAACTTCGACATCAATATTCTCCAAAAAATGGGTGTTATTCTTCATATATAAATATCAATATAAACAAAAAAGGGTGAGATAATTTCTCACCCTTAGTTGTAATAAAATAAATTATTTTTTTATTTTAGGTATTTTAATTGGTGTTAGTTTTGCTTTATTCCACCAATCTTCAGTTTGATGTTGTTTTATAGTTTCAACTTTAACATCCCAAGAGATATTCATCGTATCGTCCATAACATCAAGAGAGTAATCCTCTCCATATTTTTCTCTTATTTTTCTATTGACATATTCCTCTGAATATTTATCAACGATGTCCAATTTTAACATATTGTTTTCATCAAAAAATTCATCTTTAACATCATCTGCTGTTTTGTTAAATTCTTCACATATGTCATCAAAATTAAATTTTAAGTTTAAATCAATATCTTTATAAAATTGAAGAGAACCTATTTTTTTCATATAACCTCCTAATTTAATCTATTTTAGCTTTTGATACAAACAACTTTAAAGCCAGTTCCTACTGCAGCTGCTGAACCTGTTACACCACTTGAAGCTGTAACAAATAATACATCAGATGTACCACCTGCTCCATCACTTAAACCAGATAAGGTAACAGCACCAGTTACGCTTAAAGTCCCTTCAACAGTACCACCATCTGATAAAGCTAAAGTTGATTCTCTTTTAGAAACTTTATATTTTCCTATTCTTTGAGCCATTTTATTTCTCCTAATGTTGAGTCACTACTCTCAGGAATTAATTCGTTTTTTTATACTGATTGTGTTTAGTGACTACTTCAATCAGTTATAGAAATACTATAATTCATATATAAATATCATTACAAAAGAAAAACCCCTAAATTAATAGGGGTTTTTTCTTATCTAAGTTTATAAAGATTTAACTTATACTAAGTTTAAGTCTTTACAGAAGATTTTACCATAGAACTCTGGTCTAATCATTTTCTTAGCATATCGTGTCATTACACCTTTTCTTGGTGTGAAGTCACTTGGGTCATATACTAATGGAGTCATAATTAGCGGTACATATGGTGAATATACAGCACCAGTTTCTAAGAAATTACTTCCTCTGAAACCAACAAGTATTGTATTTTCAGTCATATATGGGTTTTTGTATACAGTAAATCTATTTTGTAGAGTTCCTGCAACTTGAACACCAGCCGCAAAGCTAGACTTGTTTCCATCTGTAGATACCATATATCCTGGAATTGATTCTAAGATTGTAGCAACAGTCGGAGAAACAACTACGAAGTTAGCACCACCTCTAAGAGTTAATCTTTGGATTTCGTTAGAAACCTTTTGGATTTTACCTAATAGAGTTTGATACCATTCGTATCTTGTTCCGTAGAATGTTGTAATATCCCAACCACCTTCATCAGTGCCTGTTCCATTATAATCTTCACCAGGAGTTGCAGACCAGAAATCAGTCGTTGTAGCGTCTGAGATTAACATATCTAAGATTTCTAAATCAATTTCCATAGAAATGTATTCAGATAACATAGATGTTAATTCAGCTTCAGCGTCAACAGAATGATAAGCATTTAAGTCTTGAGCTAACTCAGGAGACCATACAGCTTTTAGTTTTCTTGTTTTAGCAACAATAGCTTGAGATTTAAGTTGTAAATCAACTTCAGGTATTGCTAAAGTATCATTTGTAGCATTACCAGCAGTATCCTCAAAGTCACCTCTGTTAGATTCAGTAGGTTGTTTTGAATAGATAACTGAAGCAGATACCATATTTGCAACAGCACCAGCAGTACCAACTGTAAAGTTGAATGTACCTGATGATGAAATTATGAAACTAACTAAATCAGTAGCAGAATCATATGCTGTAAATTGTGGTAACACATTAAAGTTAGTAGAAGCGATTGAACTTGTAATATCGAAACTTCTAACAGCTTTAAAGTCAGCGTCTGTTAAACTTGAACCAGATACTCTTACTTTAAATAAACCAGCTGTAGCTGTAGTAGCAGCTAATGAAGAACTAAACTCTTGGTTAAAGTTTAAGTCTTTGTAAGTAACAGAACCTGTATCAAAAGCCCTAGCAGCAGTTCCTGTTACACCTGCACTATTCATATGAAGTTGTGCTGATAAAGCTTCATTCATAGAGTAGTCATAACGACCTTCACCATAAAGACCACCTACACCGAATGGAGCAGTTGAAGCTGATGGTGAGTTAGGACCTGACTTACCTTGTAATGAGTCAACAGCACCACCTGTTGGAGTACCATTTTCTGCATCACTTGAATTGTATGCAGCTGTAGCTGTACCATATTTAAAGTCTAAGTAAAACACTAGACCAGATGGTAAGTTCATAGGTTGAACTGATACAAAGTCTTGAGCTGCAATCTCACCGAAAATTCTACGAACTAACGGAAGAGCAACACCAGACCATTCTTCAGAACCAGCCGCTGCAGCACCACCACCAGTAGAACCACCAGTACCTGAGTTCTCGTTGATAAGCTGTTTTGCTTGGTTTTCAAGCATAACCGCCATACCACTTTTTTGAAAATCCTCATTCAAACCATCAAGAAGGCCTGTTTTATCCCATTTATTAACGAGAGACTTAGCTTCATCTTGTTGTTTTTTATAAGGAGACGCATCTAATAATGCATCATTTACATAGTTTGACATTTTAATTATCTCCTAATTATTTAATTAAACCAGCAAGTTTTCTAAATCTGTCAGCAACTTGAACTTCTTCAGAAATCACTTTACGAGATTCTGTAGATGGTTTAGTTGATGCGACAGCACTACTAGCCGATTCACTTATTGATTTTTTTGTTACGATTGAAGTATTATCACCGAACTGTTCTGCAAGTGTAGAGTAAACAAGTTTAATCTCTCTTGTAGTTTGAGCTCTGTCAAATGTTTCAACCACTTTAAGTTTTTGGTTATTATCTAAACTATATTGTT